TTAACTGCCAGATATTTTCAGCACATCTACTATATGGGACATTTCTGTGCCATTAGTTGAAAAAATCGAGTCAATTTTCTTCGAGTGTTCTGATAAGTGGTTGGGTGCCAGGTGTGCATACCTGCGCACCATTTCGATTGATTCCCAACCGCCCATTTCCTGCAAGACAGAAACCGGCACTCCGGCCTGAACCAACCAGCTGGCCCACGTGTGTCTCAGGTCGTGAAATCTGAAATCCTCAATACCCGAGTTTTTTAACGCGAGCTTCCATCTCGCACTAAAGCTTCCACTCATCTTGCGTACGGCTGGCATCTTCCTTCCTTGTGGGCTGGTGCATTCTTGCTGATGCACAAACACCCATCTATGATGGTTGCCGATTTGCCGTTTCAGCACGGCGCATGCAGTATCATTCAGCGCAACGCCAATAGCGCGGTTTGATTTGCTTTGCTCCGGGTGAATCCATGCAACCTTTCTTTGCATGTCGATCTGCTGCCATTCCAGGTTAAGAATATTTGAGCGCCGAAGTCCAGTGGAGAGGGCAAATTCAACAACGGACTTTAGTGGCTCGACACACGCATCAATCAGCCTAAGAGCCTCATGAGGCTCAAGCCATCGTATCCTTCTGTTCTTCGGAGTCTGCACCTTTATTACCGGCGCTCTCTCCAGAACCTTCCAGTCTCGCTCGGCAGCCCTTAGCAGTGATTTAATAAATGCCAGGGTTGCCGTCTTCGTCCCTTGCGCCGCTTCCTTTGGCTTCAATGCCGGTATTTCCTTACCTTTTCGCTTTGCAGCATCAACACTCATCTGCCACTTAATCTCGACAGATCGGTTTATCATCCCCTTAACGGCTGAATAAATCTTATCCTCGGTGATTTCGCTCAGGTTCATTCCGGCGAAATACTGCAGCCAGAACTTGATGCGACTCTTGTCAGCGTTGAGGGATTTCTTGTGTGCCTTCTCCTCAATCCATCGGACGCAAGCCGCCTCAAAGGAAATGTCAGCGACCTCACCAAGACGAGACACTCTCCACGCCTCGGCTTTTAATCTGTCGTGGAGTTCGCTTGCCTGACGCTTGTCCGTTGTCCCAAGAGACTGTCTAATACGGCTACCATCCGGCGCTGTGTAACTGGCGTACCAGACTTCGCCCCTGCGGAAGATTGACATGATTTCTTTTCTCCATGTTCATCAGCCGCGCTCACGGCGACAGTTTGGATCGGATTGTTCAGAGCGGCAAGGCATGCCGTCCTGGTGAAAAGGTAAGGGGAGTTCTTTCTGGTTGGGTTCTTTCTGGTATACGCGATGCGGCCAGCTTTGCACCACTGAGAAAGTGCATCCTCATCAATGCCGATGAAAGCCGCAGCTTCTCGCCTTGTCAGGCTGATTCTTTCCATTGGTTTCCTCCAAGCGTAAAAAAACCGCACGCGGCGGCAGGTTATATATGGTCTTTAATCGGTGAAATTACAGTTAATGGCTCACACATAATCCATGCTTGATGCAATGGTTCACATGCGAGCTTATTGGTGAGTGGTTTGGTTGTTATGGTTCATTTGTGACACTTTTCAGCATCACGGCGCGGCAAGCGCTTTCTTCTGCATCCAGCTCGGCAATAATTTCATCGTCCATTTTGCTAAGCGCCTTGCGAACATCCTCCGGCACCGTCACATCCTGGAGTGGCGGGGTTGAGAATAACTTGAATCCGTCAGTAAAATTATTCCAGTCCGCATGCGAATGTAGGCAGACAACTCGCGCATCAGGATGGCTACCAGTGTCGTCATATTCTCCCAAGCAAACCTCACCAATAGGCTCCTTACTCGCCTTCCGGTAAGTAAGCAACTCACGCGCCATAGCTGCGGCATCTCCACATTGAACGTGGTCGGTGTCCGTTATTACAGTCAGCTCTCCATCACTCAGCGTGCTCTGCTCTAATCCCATGCGATTGGTAGTCATTCGGCGCGCTCCCATTCAGTCATTTGATTAAGGCTGCGTTTTGCTGCTCTATTTTGAGAAGCGCTAGGATTTCGTGTGTTTGCCCATGTGGTTACATAGAGTAAACCCTTGCGTATTTGCATTATTTTTCTATTGCTTATTCTTATCTGCCCACCAAACGGGGCGGAAGATACCAGCACGCGGCGAATAGCTCTGTTGCTTGTGCGATTAGCCATGTCACTCACCACCTTCAGCAATGCCGCCAACAGTCATCAGCCAGTTTCGAATTACCTGCCATTCGTCGTTGCGATATGCGCTGTGGACGTAAATAAATGGCTTATTGAGGTTGTGCCCATTCTGCTGCAAATAGTCTTTGCAGCCATCTTCGGTAAAGCAGGCAGTAACAAACTGATCGATAGATTTCATGGCGTATCGATCATAGCCTCTGGTATCTCTTCCACCCTGGTATAGCGCCTCAAGTCTTCCAGCCTTGCACTCGTCAACTTCATGGCACTCAAACACCCAGGCTATGCGGTCACAGTCGTGTTCTTCACTGCCAACAATTTCTTGTTTATCGAACACGACGAACACAGGATGACCGGTGGTGCGGTTGCTTTGGGTTCTCAGGCTTTCACCAATGCGAGCAAATTCATCAGGAACCTCAGCACACTTCCGCTTCATCTCTGCCAGTTCATTAGATAGCTGCATCATGCCGTTGGGTGCGGAGTCGAGTTCTGCTTTGTATGCAGCGAGTTCCAAAGGGTGTTCTTTGTCCCATTGCTGCATGTATTCTTCGATTTCCCAAGCCGCTTCACCGCACTGAGCAAGACCATCTATCACCGCATTGCGCTTTTTTGAATGCTCGCACTGTTGCCATTTCTCCAGTTCCGCTATGCGCTTCTCTGCATCTACGCACTTGTCCCGCCAGCGGTTGCAGGCCATAAATGCCAACTTCCTCTGTGATTCAAGTTCTTCAATTCGTGCAGACTGCTCTTTGCTCTCCTGCTGCGCCTGCTCCAAAGCCGCTATCAGTGCAAGGACGTTTTCAGGTGATGATAATCGGAAAAACACCTCGTCAGCATCACCGTTATCACCAATGAAGCCGTACTCCATGTTTTTGTGGTCAGTGCGCAGAACCAGGGTTTTATCTAGACCAAGGCATTCATATTTAATGCTTCCACTACCATCTATTCTGTCACCAATCCTTCCGGGAGTGGCTTTCTCCGCTGCCGCCTTCATGTCCGCAATCAGTGCTTCTATTCCCTTATCCATTGCTGGCCCCCTTGCAGATGCTTCCACTTTCACATCCATTCCTCAAACTTTCCAATATGTCGTGAACGCTACTCCACGTCTGACCAATGAAGTCATAAAGTGAGTCATCTCCAACAAGCTCAGCCATCTCGATAAGTGTTTTTCGACATGACTCAAGGTTTTTTGCCCACTCCTCGCGCTTCTCCACATCACTGTTAGTTGCTTCGTATGCTGGGTTACTCATTGCCAGTCTCCTTGCGAAGTTGCGAGGCGAATTCACGGACGCTTGTTTCGCTAGCCATGACATTCAATCCTGAAAGGTGGTCAGCAAGCCTATCCACGCCCTGCGCCTGAATGTTTGCAATGGCGGCATCGGTGGCGAAGGTTGTATTAATGGCGTTCGACAGCTCATGAATGGTCTGCTCATCGACAATGTCACCATCTGGTAACTGAGTTTTGTTATAGCGACGATAAACATGACACGCCTCATCAATCAAGGCTTTACCAGTTTTCTTCAGCTCATCGCAATCAACCACTAACGCATCGTTAAGCACCTCCAGCGCATCACGCTCTTTCAGTAGCGCGGCGTAGTCTTCGTAGCTGACGTACGACCCGTCATCTACCTGAGTCATTTCTTCTTCGCCAGCATATGCGCAGCCAGCGTTGTAACGTTTAACTGTCATCTCTCATCCCTCAATGCTGAGCAAATTGCTCGCGTTCGTGTTTATTCGCATATCGCCATGTGAAGCCGCGATGTGACTTAGCGCGACCACTAATGGCTTCGTTAATGCCTGATCGATGAAAGCCAGGCGCGTAATAGGCTGACCGGAAATAAACGGTCTTCCCGGTTTCTTTGTTGGTGCCGATAACCGCCATTGGTTGTCTTGGCATCAGTGCTCCTTCAGGGTGCCATTGGCTATGCCCATCCAGTAAATAAGGTGAGTGCGGGTATAAAGTGGCGCTACTTTTCTGGCGTATTCGCCGAGGATGCGGAGATATATTGCTGACCGTTCATGTGCATTCCTTGCGCCTTCTTTCTGCCATGCTGATTCAATATCTCCCCAGCATTTACGCGCAGTGGCTCGTATTGCATTGCTCTCTGTTGCGTTCATGAGAGCTACTCACATAAGCCATATCCACCACTCAGGATCTTCGTTTTTGTTTCTGCTACAAGTCTGATGAAGTCAGCGCGACGACTGCGCAAAAGGTCAATTTCATCAATCACTTCATCTCGGTTTAACCGGTAGGCGATGAGCTGCCTTTCGGCAGGGAAGTCTGAGCAATAGCTAACAAAGTCCACCCATTCACGCCCTGAACAATCCAGGTGGCCGATAAGCTGCCATTTGTATGATGGGTCATAACTACCGCGATTTAGCGTTGCGAAGTGAGTTGCTGCTATTACAGACTTAATCTCAACAACCCCTTGTGCACCAATCAGGCCATCAGGACTGTCACCGTAGGTTGTATGGTCGAAGAACCCACCGTTATCCACATCGACAAAGTTCATCTCCTCGTAAAGCATCCGTGCTATCGGTTCCTGCTCGTGTCCGCGCTCCATGTGGTCGTTAGAGAAGCCGAACTCAGATTTACATCCCTTAATCTGCTCAAGTGCCAGTTGTAGGGCATAACGCTTTGCTGGGTCGCCAAATGCTTTGCCAGCATTCGCCATAATGACCCCGAAGTTTGAGGCGGTTACTTTCCCCAGGCGAAGCGCGTCCCACTCTTCACCGTTCTGCTCTACGTCGTGCCATATCATGATTGGCACTCCTTGATTAATTGCTGGCGGTGCTCCTCGGTGATATCCATCCTGGACATAACCGCCTCAAGGGTGCCATCACGCAGATATGCTGCCTTGGCGTTGTTCCATGCCTGAGTTTTATCAGGTGTCAGCGATGGCTTGGTGACGCGTGCCGGACTGATGCGCAACCCTTCCACTGACTCACGGCCAAACCTGACGTTCTTATCAACAAATACCGTCACTTTCACGCCCACCCAATCTTCCAGGAATGGCGATCCGGTAATGCCCTTGAGCATTTTGCTGTTGGTAGCATTGAGGATCATCGGCTTAAGCTTCTCGCCTGGTCGAAGCTCTTCCTCTTCGAAATAAGCGGTGTTGAAAACATCCTTTGTCTTCTTGGTGCGGTCAGTTTCGAGAGTAGCGCGGGAGATCGTGAGAACGGTTGGTTCGATGATATCGGCGCTGCTCAGGTAGGGGGAGTCGAACGCTTTGCGATAATGGGTTTTTAGTGGCTGATTTGAGTTGCTCACTGGAGGCTCCTGTTAATTTTCGCCTGATTAGTTGCGATTGTTTCCGCTGCATATCGCAGGAATTCCGCTGCTTTTTCCTGAAAATCGACATCATTCATAAATGCCTGTGAAACAGCCTTTTTGTCAGCGCTCAGGGCAGAGGAGAGCATTGCTTCAAGCTTGCTGAGTGGCAGCTCGTTATCGAACTGATCGGCGAGTTCTGCCTCTTCTTCCTCATCAAGCACCTTGAGCGCCTCAGCGTCTTCACGGCGATACTCTTCACGGTCATAAGCGCGATAAGCGTTCATGCTTCCTCCTTCTGCGGATCCGGTGCTTTGCCACCCAGCATTTCTTTCATTGCAGCCAGAAATTCATCTTCCGGTATCTGCATTGGTATTGGCTGACTCACAACATCACCTCGGGCTGATTTCGATGGTCCAGGACGATTTCAACCAGCAGGTCTTTCACTTGCTTTGCCTCCGATGGGCGATGGATGTGAAGTTTGCCGTTTTTGTTTACTGCCGCTCGCCACGGTTTGCCCTGGTGCATGATCAACATTCCGGGTGTTACGCACTGGCGGATTACTGTTTGTGTGTTGTACATAGCATCTCCAGGTGCTTACGGGCTGCTTTAATGATTTGCTTGAAGCGGCGGGATAGTTCGGATTCTGGCGGGTAATAAGCGGACATGATGCCGCCACCCGCGATGACGTACATCATGGGTTAACTCCTGTTAGGTTTGTGTTCATTCATCAGCGGATAGCGCTCAGGAATAAATACAGGGCGAAAAAAAGCCGCTGTTACGCGGCTGGGATTTCGATGATTTCCTTATCTCCGTTGCACCAACCTTCCTCGTAGTCGGTTTCACCTTTGCTAATGCAAATGGCTAAGTGCTCAACGTCGCTCCAGTTCATGTTGTTTGCTGCCCAATCTTCAATTTCGAAGTCGTCACATTCGAACAGCGGCACTGTGTCGTTGTTAAGGCTGTCTTCAATGGTCTTGCCGTCATTCTTGGCGTAGTAGACGGCGCGATTCATAGCGATAACGTGAACTGGAATAGCCCACTTACTGCCATCAGGCATTTCAATTTGAAGGTGCTTAGCCATGGTTACTCCTCACCGCCAATTTCCTCGTAAATCTCTTGGGCGTTGTCACCATTTTGTTCGCAAAAACTTTCCCACTTGCTCCAGTTTTCAGAAAGGAACTCAGCAACGCGTGATAATTCATATTCCATACTTTTCTCCAGTTAAAAAAATGCCGCCACAATGGACGGCAATCGGGACAATGAGGGTTCAGTATCTGTTCTCAGGGAAAGCTGAAAGCAGATACGGAAGCTGGTTAACGGATATCGATGTCAGGAATAATCACTGATGGTTTGAATGTGACGCGGTAGTGGTTGACACTCGCATTCGTGCCGCTCAGGTCTTCCATGAACCAGGTGACGTTATCAGACAGGCCGAGCATGTGCTTCTTGAAGGTGTTAGGTCCGGTCTTACAGATAACGCCAAGCGTATTTCCAGTGCTGGAATTATCCTTTGAGCAAAGCCCGGTAATTTCCAGCATGAACTCACCAGTTACGCCGTTATAGAAGACAAAGCGGCGCTGAGCTTCAAAGTTATCAGCAGCCTTGCTTACGTTGCGGCTGGCTACATCTGCGTCGTTAACATCACAACCTGCAAGCAATAGCAGGGCTAAAACTGGAATCAGTTTTTTCATGAAGTCTCTTTATTTAATTGGCAATTACAGGAGTGGTAAAAGCCACCTAAGTGGCTATTTCACACGCTTAATCAGTGGCAGGGCCAGGGTAACTACCCCGGCAACCAGCACGCCATCAGCTAACATCGACATAATCTTTCCGGTGAAATCGACTGCTATCACCAGGAACAGAAGGATGCCGATAAGAACCCAGCGTATTTTGTCCATTAGATGTATTGATCCAGTGACAATTGCAGAGCCTGGGCAATCTTCTTCAGCTGCTTCTCTTCTTCTTCGCCGATGCCATCGTTATCAGCGATGTCCAGACAGAGACACAGCACGCTCACGGCGTCTTGGGTACCAGCAACATCAGCCAGTTCAATCAATGCCTGAGCGTTAGCACTGCGCGGCGATGCTTCATAACGAGCGCGGATATTGCTGCTCATCTGCGCCACTTCCCCGGCGAACGGTGCGAAAGCTGGCAGGGCGCTAATAGTCTTTTCCAGAACTGAGATTTCTTTGGCGTCGCAGGTTCCATCTGCATAAGCGATGGCGTAAGCGCCCCACACAGTGGCTTCTACTGCGTCGCGGTTCTCCATCTTCTTCACTTCAACAACGGCTTTGCGGGTCTTTTTCTTTAAAAACCCAAACATGTGAAACTCCTTACTTTGGGTAATAAAAAACCGCCTCGGTGGGCGGCCTGGTTGAATTCGATTTGCTTAACGAGCTGTAATGTTCTCTGACTTACGATGCCCAGCGCTAAAGATCGCCACCTGTGGCAAACAAGCACCGCCTGACTCTTCTTTAGGCTCACGCCAGTTTGGAGCGCGAAGAGCTTGCTCAACTCGCTCAGAAATAGTGTCTACTTTTTCCAGGCTGCAAGATTCAGCCCGGCGCTTTGCCATCAACTCTCCGCGCTTTAAGTAGCGACGAGTAACGCTATTCTTTGCAACTAAAGTGATCATGTTCACCTCCGGTTATTAGCTTTGGTGGTGTGGTGTGCGCATTCCTGCGGCTACACGAATCGAACGTGTCACACGGTCAGCCTTTCGAGCCTGCCGTCACCCATATGCCGTAGTAGTCATTTCTGACTCACCACACCCCAAAGCCAATTACTCTTTGGTCTCCCACAAGGGCGGGAGAAATAAACCATCAATGTTAAAGAGCGAAATTCTTTTTACTTCGTCAGCGTGTTGCTGATGGAACTAAGATTACAAGAAACCTTGTATATCTGTAAACAATAAATCTTGTTTATTTTCATGTGAAATAATTATTTTCTTGTTGTTTAAGGGTTTTTATTTTTGTAAATGCCATCTCAGCGGCTATGTGGTAGGTTGTTATGGTCGAAATTTAATCGATGGAATGTCATGGATCTGGATGAAGAGCGCATAAACATGATGGTTAGTGCTATGGGCAGAGCAGTAATGGAATTGTCGTTAGCTAATCAGCCGGTAACTCAGCGGGCTATCATCGAAAAGCTGGAGCAGAGCCGTAAGGAAACAGGGAACGTAATAGGAAAGGGGGTTAACAGGGATGCGGCAGAGATAGTTCGGAAAGGGAGTGCGGCGATTAAGTAGTGGGCAATAAAAACCCGGCTCGGTGGCCGGGGTTAGATTAATCTTTCTGATTTTGAGAGGGAAGCTCAGGTGAGATGGGAGTATGCTTAAACCATTTACTTAAATAATTCATTAGCTTGGCATTCATGTTCATTTCACTACGAATAATTTCATCATATCTTGCCCGGGCTAATTTACGACTATCTTCCGAGGCATAAGTATCATCAATAGTAATTCTGAGCGTCTTCTTCTCTGGTTTAGCACAAAAAACGGAGAAAATGATTTGCGATACCGACATCGCGCCAACGTCTCTAATCACTCTTATGCAAAAGAGTACGCAAATTGACAGAAATGGAATGCTGCGGTATGCCCAATTTCTCAAATCCCCTTCAGGGAAAATTGCTGGGATGCTGTCGTTAGCGTAACCACAAATAACACTAGCAATTATAAACGGAAGTGTGCTTTTCCCTGCATTCTTTATTGACCCACTATTCATGGCGAGAACATCTCTCTTCTATCTTTTTCGAAGTAGCGAGCGTTGCCTCTAGATAACTGGCCCCATCTTTTATCTTTACCGCAGTGGCAACGCCACTTTTTTCATAACCACTTGAAAAAATTATAGAATCAGGTAATGAATATCTGGAAAGAGCAAATGCATAAGCGATCTTCACGAGCCAGTATACTACCGGTAAAAGAGAGATATAGAGCGGGACGTAGTACATGAATCTACCCCCTATAAACCAGATAATTAAACCTAAACATGCCACCAACATAGCAGCTAGAAGCAGCAATGTATTATAACCCGCAACAGTTGTTGATTTTCGTGATGAATTTATGAACGATACATCAAAAGGGATAAAGATGGAATCACCAAAATGATTTTCAACTGGTGGCGCAACAATCTCTTTATTCACGGAACAAGCTGTCAATTCAATTGAAAATGAGTCCATGCACATTATTGCCATAATTATACACCCTTAATCACAGCTGATACTTTATTTGCTGCGAATGTAACAATGTATCCGCATTCTTTGCATATGATCGGATATGCCCACATACCTCTCCCTGGGCTAAAAGGTATTGGCAGAGTCACAATGGCTAAATGCTCAGGACTATCTTCCCGAGATGGAAGCCCCCACACTGAGGATTGGCATAGTGGGCAAACAAGATCTCCATGCTTTTTTTCATATTTAGTGAAAAATTCAACAAAATCCTCCCTGGTCACCGACATTGACCTGGTGCTGTTTATATCGTCTACATCCTTGTCTTTATCACTTTCTTGATGTGGCATTTTTAACCCTTTGTTATCTTGATACCTTGAAGAAGGCTTTGCGCTTTATTAAACCAGTCGCAATTTAGTCTCAACGGCTACGCCAATGGTCTTACAGTTCCCGTTAACTGGAACCAAAGGCCACGCCGGGTTCAAACCTTTCAAATACATCTGTCCGCCATTCTTTACGGGATATGGCGATTAAGAGACTGATTTTACATTTACTCGAAGATATCCTCAGGCCACTGCTACGGGATGTGTTCCCACTTAATATCCACGACAACTCCGATTATCTTGCAGTTGCCATTGATGATAGTTGGAGGGTGATGTGGATTTAGAGCCTTAAGGTACGTGCGCCCTGCGTCAACCATGTATTGCTTGAATGTTGCCTCATTCTCACTCTCTAGCTTGGCGACAACTAATTTCCCGCTGACAGGCTCTTTTTCAGGATCTACAAGAATTATCATCCCTTCAGGAACTGTAAATCCTACAGGCGATGTCATTGAATCACCTTTCACTCTAAGCCAAAAAGCCCCATCACTTGCGTTAACTGTAGTCTCAGGCCAGACGTCAATATCCTCTTTCCTGTAAGGCTCGATAGCCTCAAGCCAGCCCCCTGCGTTTACCCAGCTTATTAGTGGGTAGTGGCCCTTGCTTTCCCGCGCGCCAATATAGGAAATGTTACTTGAGCCGTCACCATCCTTTAGGTATTCAGGACTGACATTTAAAGCCTTGGCTAACTCCAAAATATTTCGTGGTGACTTAGTTTTCCCTGTTTCAACATTAACGATTGATTGCTGTGTCGTTCCTGATCTAGCCGCTAACTCATCCTGAGATAAGCCAAGCTCTAGCCTTTTCAGTTTTACTCTTTCGCCAATATTCATAAATCACCTCATTAAACACCCTCCAATGTTCACAAGAAAAGCTGTAATTGACAAACAAGGTTTCTTGTCTGTAAAATACAAGATAGTTTGTCAAGGAGGCAATATGGAAACCATTTCAGAACGCCTCAAACAAAAGCGTTCAGAGCTAAATCTGACTCAAGCGGAACTGGCACAAAAAGCCGGAATTAAGCAGCAGTCTATTCAGCAGATTGAATCAGGTGCAACTAAACGACCGCGCTTCCTGTTTGAGATCGCAATCGCCCTAAAGTGTGACCCTTCTTGGTTGCTCTACGGGAAGTTAGGAAACAAAGCAGCATAAGCACCACCGCTCTTTAAAACGCTGAACTCGTCCCCGCCATTGTGGGGAAACCCAAAGTGACATGCTCACCGCTTTGTCACGTAACTACTTATTCAACAAAGGAAGTATCACAAATGGATATTACAACCACCCGCAATAAAGCCCGCGCAATTGAAAGCAAGTTATTGAGCAAGATAGCTATTCGTGGCGCAGGAAACATCGCTGAATCAATCGGCGTTGATAAGTCGCAAATCACCCGCTGGAAAGAGTCGTTACTGCCTCGCATGTCGATGCTGTTGGCTGCTCTGGAATGGGGGGTTGAAGACGATGAGTTGGCGGATCTGGCTAAGAAGGTTGCCCGAATGCTGACAAAAGAAAAAGCCCCGAACTGCGTCAACAGTTTCGAGGCCTAGTGCAATTCAATGCCCATCAAATTACAGGAGTAATTATGCCAGGAATAGCTGGATGTGTAAACAGTGGAGGTAGAAGCCATGGCTGAGCCTGCACTCGATAATGTTTCACCAATCAGGCCCGACTTGAGGGTCGTGGAGCGAAGAGTGGCAGATATCGATGATGGGTATACCCGTATCGCTAACGAGCTGCTGGAAGCTATCGCAAGTGCCGATTTAACAGCCAGGCAGTTGAAGGTCATGCTGGCATACGTCCGAAAAACATATGGCTTCAACAAGAAAACAGATCGCATTGCTGATGAGCAAATAGCTCACATTACCGGACTGTCACGGCAGAACGTAAATAAGGCAAAAAAAGAACTGCTTTCAATGAATTGCCTGTTAATGGACGGAAGCAGAATCGGTGTAAACAAGGAGGTTTCAGCATGGCAATTCAGCAAGTGTCTCCAAGTTAGTAATCTTGTCTCTAAACCAGAGACATTAAGTGTCTCTAACCTAGAGACAAGTGGAGTCTCTAAACCAGAGACACACAAAAGACATACTCTAAAGACAGATAAAGAAACTAATACCCCTATAGTCCCCAAATCGAAAAGCCATGGGTTTGATCCGATGGCTGTAGATATCCCTGAATGGCTAAACAAAGCGGCATGGCAGGAATGGGTTCAGTACCGGAAAGAATCTCGCAAGTCTATCAACTCGCAACTCACCGTAACCAAGGCGTTCAATAAACTTCAGGAATATCTGGCTGAAGGGAATGACCCTGTTTCCGTGATCAACCACAGCATCGCCAATAGCTATCAAGGCCTGTATCCACCGAAAGCCAATACAGGCAAACGGCAAGGCTTCCAGCAACCATCCAAGCCAATGAACTACATACCTGAGGGCTTTTCCTGATGAGCGCATTCGACGTACTGAAACGCCTTCGTGCAGTGATGCCGGAAGGTGTAACGCCAAAGTTTGAATCGGCGGCGGATTTGATGGCCTGGCACCAGGAGCAGGGGCGGCTAACAGCGGCGCGCATTGCTGAGCAGAATCGACTTACCAGACTGCAAAGCGTATTAGGCCGCTCGGGAATTCAGGAGCTTCACCGCACTTGCACATTCCAGAACTACAACGCAGAGCTGGCAGGGCAGCAGCATGCGCTGGCGAAATCCAAGGCGTGGGCTGCAAAGTTCGGCACCGGATTCGGCGGGTTCATCTTCAGCGGTGGCTGTGGTACCGGAAAGAATCACCTGGCGGCGGCAATCGGTAACGCACTGCTTGGCGATGGCAAGTCAGTGCTGGTTGTGACGGTTCCAGACCTGATGATGCGCTTTCGTGAAACGTATCAGACCGGTTCAAAGCTATCCGAGTCCGACCTGATGAACGACCTGTGCAACGTTGACCTGTTGGTACTGGACGACATCGGTGTGCAGCGTGGAAACACCAATGAGAACGTGGTGCTGTTCCAGATTGTCGATCGCCGACTGTCGAACAAGAAACCTGTTGGCATGCTGACGAACCTCGATTCTACAGCACTAACTGAGTTGCTTGGGCCACGCATCATGGATCGCATGACAATGGACGGCGGCATGTGGATTAACTTTGACTGGCCCAGCTATCGACGGAGCGTGAAATCATGACCACCGAAATCAAAGAACTATCCCGCGCATACCAGCTCTGGTTAATCATCAAAGATAACCCCGGCATCAAGATGCCTGATGTAGCCAAAGCAATGGGCAGCCACACGAAGAACATTTCTGATGCCATTACCAAGATGGTGAAAGCCGGGAATATCTGCACCCAGGGTAAGAAGGGGATCAGAACTTACACCGCTAACAAGTCCAGCCCGCCAGTGATGTACGGTCGCGGCTCATACAAGCTCGGCAAGGAGTCGACGAAGCCAGCTATTTTCATGGAGCCAACTCCGGGCAATTCAGTATTCGAAGAGTGCCGCGCCAACTGGCAGGGCTATCAGTTAAATCAGTATTTGCGAGAGGTGAGAGCGTGAGTGAAATTCAATATGCAATGGAAGATTGCGGATTTGGCATCGAAAACGCATATAACCTTCTGGGTTATGAGCTGGATGAGTGCCACGAACCGTGGGAAGTTGATTTTTTAGCCGAGAAGGCAGCAGATGATTACTTTGATAATCATGATGGTTGGGAATCGTCTTGGCCCATGGATGTAGAGATTTTTTCTGGCGGGAAAAGTCTTGGAATTTTCTCTGTAGATATGGAAACCGTGCCGCAATTCAGTGCTAGAAAGAAGTTGGAGGACGAATGACCACATCACCACTGAAGGTTGAAGACAGCCAGGCGCAGTTTGAAGCTTGGTGCAAAACAGTTATGTCTGATGACTCTGATTTCTGCATGGAATGGGGCGACTACATCAATCTCAATGTAAGGCTTCGATGGGAAGCATGGAAGGCCGCCCGCCGCGCAATCGTCGTAGATATCGCCAGTCACACCGAATTCGAAATTGAGCACATGATTTCACCTGAAAAAGACGGGTACTCCACTGGCTGGATTGATGGTCGAAACTATGCCGCAAGTCAAGTCCGCGCCGCTGGCATAACCGTTAAAGGAGATAGCGATGGCTAAGAAACCAAAGTTTTATCTCAGAACTGATACGCAGAAACAAAACGTACTCCAGATTATCCGCGACCTACCCACCGACTTACACCGACCTCTCGTTATCACCATCACCGAAATGACCAGAACGCTCGCTCAAAACGACAAAATGTGGGCAATGCTGACTGACATTTCAAAACAGGTTGAGTGGTACGCCAACTGGCTGACGCCTGAAGAGTGGAAGCACGTCATCACCGCAGCGCTCAAAGGCCAGAAGACAGTGCCAGGCATCAATGGCGGTTTTGTCGTTCTCGGGCTTTCAACCAGCAAAATGACAATCCGGGAAATGGTCGACGTTATCGAGTGTGCCTATGCATTTGGCGCGGAACGGGGCGTTAAGTGGAGTGAAGAGACAAAACTTGCCGAAGAGCTTGAGCAGCGATTTGGTGACAAACGCAGGAGAGCAGCATGAGTGATTTCACCGGCAGTAATACCCCGATCGACATCCGCAATTTATGGCAAACACCACCGGAAATAGCCGCCGCGCTAAACAAAGAATTTCACTTTGTTGGTGATGCAGCCGCCAGCGATACGAGCCACCTTTACCCGCTTTACCTGACCGAAGAGCAGAACGCTCTGGAAACTGAATGGGATATTTATTTCCCGCCTGGTTATATCTGGATTAACCCACCATACAGTGACATCACTCCATGGGTACGCAAAGCCTCGCAGATAGATAGCGACGAGCATGGCGCGGTGATGCTGGTTCCTGCTGATACATCGGTTGGCTGGTTCAATGAGGCTAAGCGCACATGCAGTGAAATCCGGTTTATCACTGGCGGCCGACTTTCGTTTGTCCGTGCTAATACCGGTAAACCAGTGAACGGGAATAACAAAGGTTCAATGCTGCTGATCTGGAATCCGCACATGCGGGGCGTCTGCAATGTCAGCTTTGTAGAGCGTGACCTGCTGATGGAATACGGTGCCGCAGTAGCAGGGAGAGAGGAATGCGCCAGCGAAAGAGCAGCATAGTCGCAGTAATGGATGCGTCCATATTCAAACCCACCAAACGTTCCCGCAACAAACCCAAACCAATCCCAACCGAAAGCCAGGTGCAGACATTTGATTATGTCTACAGCCTCTTGCGCGCTAAATGGGATCGCATGAGAAGGACTAGAGCATGACCGACTATTCAAAAATGAATAACCACGAGCTAGCCGACATTAAAAATGCCATCGAGCGAGAGCAGAAGAAGCGCGAAGAAGGGCCAAAGAAGCTCACTTATCGCGTGACATCCTGCATGACAGACACAAGGCGTTTTATCGACTTGAAATGCGCGTTGCTTTGCCTGAGAGAAACGGTCGATTTAGTAATCAATGAAACTCTCGAAGATGACGGGGAATACGTCAATCAGTGCACTGGCATAGTTGGCGTCGTCTTCCGGGTGGAAGAGGTATCAATGGCGCATTACGAAGCGCAGGCCGAAGCGAAGGATTACGATGACATTTGCTTTGCCGACCGCATTGGTGAGTTGAATGCTAAGTCCTGAATCAATCACCACCTACCAGCGCAACAGCAACGCAGCAGCAGGATATTGCGCAGCGTGTACAAGGCCGTTGAGCGGCGAGACTTATTTTTGCGACGAATGCGCTCATGAGGCGTATGTAGAAACAGACCCACACGGAGTAATGCACGATGGCGAATCTACGCAATGCAGCCCGAGGCCGTGAATGCCAGGTCAGAATTCCTGGAGTGTGTAACGGCAACGCAGAAACCTCAGTCTTAGCCCATATCCGGTTACCGGGCTTATGCGGCACCGGAATCAAACCTCCTGACCTTATCGCCACCGTTGCTTGCTCTGCATGCCACGATGAAATTGATCGCCGTACGCACGTTGTAGACGCCGAATACGCGAAAGAGTGCGCACTGGAAGGAATGGCGAGAACTCAGGTTATCTGGCTGAAAGAGGGATTGGTGAAATCATGAAAAGCTATCAACTGATATTACCCTGGCCGCCAAGCAATAACCGCTACTGGCGACACTCAAGAGGACGGCACTACATCAGCGAATGGGGGAAACGATACCGAAAAGAAGTTATCCAGATTATCCAGGCAGCAAAGTTAGACATCAGCATTACACCCCGCATCAAAGTAACCATCCATGCAGCACCTCCCGATAACCGCAAACGAGATTTGGACAATTTGCCCAAAGCCGTTTTTGACGCTCTCACCAGTGCTGGCTTCTGGCTGGATGACGGTCAGATTGACGACATGCGCATTAAGCGATGTCAGCGGGTTCTTGGCGGGCAATTGGTATTAGTCATCAGAGAAACGACTGGAGAGCTTCCCAGCATCAAAGACATATCGGAGGCAGCATGAGACTTGAAGCGATCGGGAAATGCTTCGCACCAAAATCACCACATATCACTGACGCACCCAGGGCAACGGCTTCTGACGCATTGAGCATTAGTGAAGTGATGGCCGCATTAGGTCTTGCAGGACTTAAAAGCGGCATCGGTCTTGATTTGTATCTGGCGAAGATTGGTATCAGCGCACCAGATAAAGCAGTAGAGGGACTCTATGAAATCGCACAGCGCCTTGCAGGGCAATGTCGGGCAATCTCAGAACTTGATGAAGATATTAAGCAAAGGGTTCTGCAAATACTCGCAACTTTTGCTTATCAGGATTATTCACGCAGCGCGGCTAGTGTTCGTCAATGCGAATGCTGCTCTGGGGAAGGATTCATAGAGGCCGAAGTTTTCACCATGAAAGTAACCCACCCATGGGGAAAGGCTCCTGAGTGGGCGAAAATGTCTCGCGCTGTTTGTGTTGGTGACTGGGAGCACAAAAGAGAAGTGCGCGATGTAGTGCGTGCTGTCTGTAAATCGTGCAAGGGTAGGAAGGTAGTCAGCAACTCATGCCGGTGCCACGGCAAGGGGAAGGTGGTGAACAAGGATAAGACTGAAGCACTCGGTGGCATTCCAGTCTGGGAAGATTGCGACAAGTGCTCCGGTCGTGGTTACCGCCGGCTTAAGTTTTCAACCGTTCTGGAGGCAATCCAAACGGCATGGGACGTGAAGAAAACATTTGCCTATGACCATGTGCAGCCATTCTTTGAGATGCTGGTTAGCGAATGCCACAAAGAAGAGGCTATTGCTGACTTGATGCTGTCAAAAGTCACAAACTGATAATTTATTTCTACTGAAATGGATTTTGGTAGAAATTAACCATTGTATGTCGCGGAAAAAAAGACTAATCTTCATCCTAACACTACAAATCCGTCTGATTGTTACGGTGGATTAAAAAGAGGCCTCGCTGATGCGGGGCTTTTTTGCGTTTCAGGGCCGAAAGCTCATCAGGTATGAGCAATCCCCTCATAAGGGAAAGGTAGGCAGGTTCGAATCCTCCACGGCCCACCAATTAAATCAAGGCCGCCATAGAGCGGCCTTTTCTCATATTTAGCGCCAACCATCCAGCAACCAATATCACTCATAGATAACGTGCCGTGGCATGGATGGCGCTTTTCCCGAACTCACACAGCTCCCGCCAACAACGCGAGGAGAGGAACTATGAAGATGGACGAAAGATACAGTAACGCCTCATACGGGAGTGCTGGTCTTGCGGCTTTCTTTGCCAGCCTGTCCCTACAGGATTGGGCCTTCATAATTGGCGTCGCCTTTAGCATCATCCTCGGCGTCCTCACATACCGGCTCAACAAGCGGGAGCAGATGAAGCGCACGAAGATACTGCAAGACATCCTGAGCAAGACAGACGTTAAAAACCCTTCAGCCACAGCCCAAGTTATCGCTGACCTGAGTCAGAAAGCGCCCCGGGAGATTTGAATGAATTCGTCTCTACGCAATAAGCTGATCGCGACTTCTGGTTCTGGCGCTCTTGCTATAGCCGCAGTGCTGATACCTGACCTTGAGGGTGTGCGATACGAACCTTATTACGATGTCGCTGGCGTGCTCACCGTCTGTTACGGACACACTGGCAAAGACATCATTATCGGCAAGAAGTACACCGAGAAAGAGTGCAAGGCCATTCTCGACAAAGACCTTCAGCCATTCGCCAAATCCGTTGAGCGTTCCGTAAAGGTACCAGCCAGTGAATACCAGAAAGCGGCTCTTATCAGTTTTAGTTTCAACGTTGGTGCATCGGCATTTGAACGCTCTTCCTTGCTGCGTAACCTCAACGCCGGTAATTACCAGGCGGCGTGTGACGGACTCAAGCAGTGGGTATATGCGGGCGGGAAGAAATGGAAAGGCCTGATGAATCGGCGCGACGTTGAATATGAGGTTTGCACCTGGGGCCAAAAATGAAAACCCGATATCAGGTACTCATCATTGCTTTTGTGCTCTCAGCACTCGGCGGCATAGGTTACGCACTCCATCACTACGGCTACCAGTCCGGCGAATTCGACACTAACCGCGAATGGAAACTTGAATGGGCCAAGCGTGATGCTAAAGACCTTCTCGAGCTCGCTGGACGACAAGAACAAGAGCGCACCGAAGAACAGCGACGCCAGAACGAAATTAACCAGGTGACAGCAGATGCACAAACTCAACTCGACAAAGCGCGGCTTGATGCTGCTAACGCTCAGTCTGCTGCTGACAGGTTGCAACTCACCATCGCAAACATCCGGCGTCAGCTCGCAGCAAGTGAAACCAGCAAGCTTTCCGCAATTGCCAACGCAAGCGCGACAAGGGCCAACTCCGGAGTATTGCTTGCCGACGTGCTCAGCAAATCTGTCGAACGAAATCAGCAACTGGCAGCAACTGCTGACGAAAGGCGAATAGCTGGCCTGGCATGCGAACGGTCATACGATGCCGTCGCTAACACAAAGTAATTCGTCACCCCAATTAACAGAGCCTGACTTCGGTCGGGCTTTTTTATACCCGCAGTAAACATCGCGCCTCGCAGCGCAAATCATCCCGAGTCTTTCAGAAAGCTGAGCCTGAGAATTGCCGTATATGGTGGCGACCATCTCGGGGCGGCTTTTCTGTGCGAGCAGGCTCATCTTTCTAAAAGGTAATCGCTATGCAATATCCAACCGTAGTAGTAAACGGCGTACCCGTTCGCGTCGATAACGAAGGTCGTTACTGCCTGAACGATTTACACGCCGCCGCTGTGTTAAATGGCGAGGCCACCGAGTCACAGAAGCCGAGCAAATTTATTCGGAGCGCTTCCGTTCGGCGATTTATTCAGGCGCTAGCAACTAGAGGACAAAAACGTCCCCATGAAAAAAATCAAGTTCTTTTGATTGTAGAGGGCGGTGCTAGCAAGGGGGTTTGGGGTGTCGAGATGGTTGCAGTGCGCTACGCCGCATGGATTAAACCTGAGTTCGAAATTGATGTGTACAACACATTCATTGAGAGTCGGACTAAGTCACTGGACATCCTCAATCAGCTTAATCGCCTCGATCACTTGATTGGTGGTGAAACCAAGGATATCAGTCAGTGCGCCAGTAAAATGGGCAAATGGGGTTCCGGAGGGAGAAAGGTACTGTTGAACGAAACCAGACAGAAACTTATCGACCAGCTTGATCCGGATATGGTTGCACTGATGGAAGGGAAGGTTGCCTAACCGGCTCAAAATTGAGCCTCCTAAAAATCAGTAGCTTAGAGAGCCACTTTCACAACGGCTCTCCCTTCCTAAAACTCGTCTATGTATGAATGAGCCTAAAATCTATCTTCGAACCAGTGTGTTATCCGAGATAAAGGGTGAGAAATCATTTCAATATCAAAAATTAACGCGCCCCACACCAAGGAAATCAGCAAAAGTGCTACAACGGAAATAACCTTAAACAACTTCCTTACCTCCCAGAGAAAAACTAATAGTAAGAAAAATCTCCTGAAGACTATAGAAGAATCATGGTGAAAAGCCTGCAAATTTGATGTGAGGCAACTTTTCGCATAACAAACTGCACGAGCGCTTCACACCTTTTCACGGTTTTATTGTCATCACAAAGGCCACTTGCGAGTGGCTTTTTTAATGGCTTTAACCACGATTAAACACCCGAGGAAATCAAGATGCCAAAACGTGTAATTGCTCAATCTGGCAAGACCGTAGAAGTAGCCACTATGGATGATGTGGATGGTGAAGCATATACATTGCCGCCTGCCGCACCTGCAACCCTTGGTGGCGTAAAGCAGGCTGCAACGGTAGCAAACTGCACTGTGGCCGCTGATGGCACAAGCGCAGGCACTCAGCTGAATGCACTGATAGCATCATTACGTGCTGCTGGTGTCATTGTTTAAAGATAAATATCTCGCTGGGTTAGAAATCCTCCGAGAGTGAAAAGTGGGATGTGCTGAAAATGGCCTTTGTGATCAGTTATTGGCAGGTTGATGTATACACCCAAGACGCAGTTTGTAACGGCGGGGATCCAATTCAAGGATATCAACGAGACCCTGAGCCAGAGTTTAATAATGGCTTTCTCATTCTCAGAGACAAGTCAGGCATTCAACTAAAAGCGCTAAATACCATTGGGGTGGCTGGATTTAACATCACTCCTATTTACGCAGACGAGAAATAACAATGGCAAAGCTCACCGACAAACAAGAGCTGTTTGCCCGTGAGTCAAGACCGCTTCCGGGTGAAGTTTTCATTGCAGAGTTTCATCCGTACAACAGACTGATCCCCGCCGATGGGGTTTACGACTGGGTGCATCAGAACATCATATCCAACACTGGAGCTATCCATAACCCAGATCACGCTCACCTCGATGGAGCAGACATTGCTTTCCTTTGGGCTCAGCACGGTTTCACCAAAAAAGGCCGGACGGTGCTAGGTCAGGCCGAAGAGGTTATGTTTCGCGCCGGTGGTTGGCAGAAGGCAAGAATGGAGCAACAGATGAATGACTGGTTTGGGCATCAACCAGCTTACATCATCACGCTAGCCGCTGACTTCTGCTCTCAATGCACTGATCTGGAATTCTGTGCCCTGATAGAGCATGAGCTTTACCACATAGCTCAAGAGTCCGATGAATTTGGTGCGCCTAAGTTCTACAAAGAAACCGGATTGCCAAAGCTTTGCATGCGCGGTCACGATGTCGAAGAGTTTGTTGGCGTGGTTCGCAGATACGGTGCCAGCGCTGATGTGCAGGAATTAGTCAACGCAGCAAGTAATCCCGCCGAAGTGGCGAAAATCAATATAGCCAGAGCATGTGGCACCTGCCTCATGAAAGTGGCTTAACTTTTATACTCGTTTATACGGATGGTGAAGCATGGCTGCATTAAAGCCAGAAGTGAAAGCCTTCATCGTCCAGCAGCTTGCGTGCTTTGACACTCCCTCTCAAATAGTCGAAGCCGTACAAAATGAATTCTCTATTCAGATAACCCGCCAGCATGTGGCGTCACACGATCCAACAAAAGCTGCTGGCGTGAGTTTGGCTAAGAAGTGGGTAGATCTATTCCACGCAACACGCGCCCGATTCCAGAGTGATATTTCAGGCATCCCCATAGCTAACAAGGCATACCGCCTGAGAGTCCTTGACAGGATGACGGTGAAAGCTGAGGGGATGAGAAACATGGCGCTTGCAGCCTCTCTCATGGAGCAGGCTGCCAAGGAGTGCGGAGATGCTTACACCAATAAGCTGAAGGTGGAAAACACTGGTGCTGATGGTGGGCCTATCAAGTATTCGGACATTACCGAAGAAGAATTAGAAGATCGCCTTAAGGAGTTGGGTCATGGCCGTCACAGATCGCAACTCGCTGAGAAACAGGCAGACTCTTGAGGCATTTAAGCGCCGAGCTATAGCAGAAGCCAGAGAATCCCTGATGGGGTTCACGCTCTACACCAACCCTCTGTACGAAACTGGCTGGTTTAATGAGTTGCTGTCTGCTGAGCTTGACCAGTTCCTGGCTGATGTCGAAGCCGGAAAGATGCCCCGACTGATGATATTCGCGCCACCACGCTCTGGTAAGAGTGAAAAGGCGTCCAGAAGATTCCCTGCTTATGTGTTGGGGAAGCATCCCGACTGGAATGTGATCGCCTGTTCGTACTCATCAGACCTGGCTAACCGCATGTCACGCGACACTCAGCGTATCGTTGGGTCGAAGAAATATGCAGATGTATTCCCTGGCACGTCACTACCCTCCGGAAGGAGTGGCGCAGGTGGAGCAATTCGCACCGCAGAACTATGGGAAGTGGTAAACGCCAGTGGTGAAATACATGGTGGGGCTTATCGTGCAGCAGGCGTAAATGGCGGCATCACCGGTCAGGGTATGAATATCGGTATTATTGATGACCCGGCCAAAGATTACAAAACCGCATCATCCCCAACGTATCAGGAAGCAGTTATTGACTGGTATGACACAACCTTCTTTACCCGTGCAGACCCAAAAGTTAACGGGATCATCATCATCCTTACCCGTTGGCACCAGAATGACCTTGCCGGTCAATTGCTGAAAAAAGCCGAGGAAGGCGGTGAGGAGTGGCGCGTGGTTAGCTTCCCGATGGAAGCGGAGAAAGAAGAAATTCATGAGCTGAACGGCAAGAAGTACATTCTGCGTAAGCCTGGTGAAATCCTCTTCCCCGAGCGCATGCCGCAAGAGTTCGTCGATAAAGCCAAGCAGCGTGGGTCACTGGTGTGGAACGCCCTGTACCAGCAGCGGCCAACAGCCAAAGGCGGCGGCCTGATTAAGTCGGACTGGTTTGGTGACTATCGCGAACTGCCTGTCATGAAGTGGCGAGCTGTGTACGGCGATACGGCGCAGAAAACCAAAGAGGTGAACGACTTCTCCGTGTTCGAACATTGGGGGCTCGGCGTTGACGGCTACATGTACCTTATCGACATGATCCGCGGCAAGTGGGAATCAGATGAGCTGAAGCGCAGAGCTATAGCATTCTGGAGCTCCTGCAAGCAGCTAAAGAACGGCCCTCTTCGTCACATGGCGATAGAAGACAAGGCATCCGGCACTGGCCTGATACAGAGCATCAGGAAAGACGCTCTATGCCCCGTAAAGGCCATTCAGCGCGACAAGGATAAGTACACCCGCCTGATGGATACGCAAGGATTCATTGAGTCCGGTTACATCAAGTTACCTGCTGACAAGCCATTCATTAATGATTTCCTCGTTGAGATGGAGGCCATTAACCCTGAATTTAATACACATGATGATCAGCTCGACCCGATGATGGACGCCATCACCGAGATGAAAGCTAAAGCTGGCATCCTGTTCCACATCCCTGACGAGATGCTTCAATGACAAGACGTAAAGCCGCGCAGGCACCTCGCCGGGAAGTGGCAAAGATAACGCAGATGCATATCGACAAGGCGTCTGCGGTAAATGACGAGAAACCGCGAGCTGAATTTAAACGGTATGAGCCATTGCCTGGTGTTATTCCTGAGGCAGGGCGAGAGTCAGCTTTAGCGATGGATGCAACTCCTTACGATGTGCTTAACAGCATGTCTATCGGTGATGAGTATTCAGGATTTCGCGGATACCCTCAGTTGGCAGCGATGTCGCAACAGGTTGAGTACGCAAACACTCACGCCATGATGGCTGATGAGATGACGCGCAACTGGATTGAAATTAAAAGCCGGAAGGAAGGTGATCCGGATGTCGATGCGATGGATGCTGCGCTGGCCAAGTTCGACATCAAGCGACTTATTCATGAAGCAGTGAAGCAGGACTCTCAATACGGCGTGGCCCACATCTTCATTGATGTAGGAGCCAGTGACGAGGAGAACGAAAAGCCGCTATTCATTGACCCGCGAAAGATTGAAAAAGACAGCCTGAAAGGGTTCAGATGTGTCGACCCGAACTGGGTTTACCCGGCAATGTACAATACCAACAAGCCATTGCGTGCTGACTTCTATAAACCACAAGCATGGTTTGTTATGGGCAATACAGTCCATGAGTCGCGCTTTATCGACATCGTCAGCCGCCCGGTACCAGACATCCTCAAGCCGTCGTATAACTTTGGTGGATTGTCCATGACCCAGTTGATGGAGGATTATGTTATTGACTGGCGCGAAGCCAAGAAAAACGTAATCAAGATCCTCAGAACGCTTCGTATGCGAGCGTTAAAAACGGATATGGATGCGCGACTTCAGGAGCCAGGTCAGTTCGATAAACGCATTAAGCTTTTCACGCAATATCAGGATAACTTCGGGATTTGGGCTCTGGATTCTGAAGAAGATCTGCTTCATCAACAGACCTCTCTCAGCGAGCTTTCCAATCTGCTCTCAAACTACCAGGAACAGCTCTGCATCCCGTCGCGCACGACTAACCTGAAGATGTTTGGTAACGCGCCAGCAGGGCTTAACGCCAGCGGTGACGCAGAGATAGAAACATGGCACGAAACGATATCCGGCTCTCAGGAACTGGACTACCGTCGGGCTATTGAGAACATTTTCAAAATCATCCAGCTGTCAGAATTTGGTGAGCTAAAGCCTGATATTTATTTCGAGTTCCGTCCGCTTGATGAACTGAGCGAGAAAGAGAAGGCCGAGATAAACGAAATTAAAGTTCGCACCGTAACTACTGCATCTGACTCTCAACTGGTCAGCTCAGAAGAGGGGCGCGATGCCCTGAAGTCTATTGAAGGCGCTGGCTTCGAAAATTTGGCAGGTGACTATGAGTCAGAAGAAGGCGAAGAGTAAGACGCTCAGACCAGTCAACTATAACGCCGGTAACATGATCTGGTATCAACATCAGATGATGGAGTTGGTCCGCCAGATGCAGGTTGATGTGAAGTCCAGCGTGCTGCCCATCATTGAAGATAATCCAATGGCAATGGATGCTAACCCGGTAAAACTGGTCAGGCATGCGCTTCAGAGGCTTGCTGAGAAATGGATCACTCGCTTTGTGGAAGAGTCTTTACCAATAGCTGCGAAGTTCACGGCAAAAACTACAGCGGCAGCAGACAGGTCACTTCTCGCGTCAGCGCGTAAAGACTCAATGACCATCAACATGCAATGGACCCCTGCGATGCTGGAAAAGCAGGAGGCAATCATTTCCGAGAATGTCGCACTAATACGCTCTATCCCCACCCAATACTTCACTGAAGTTGAATCAATGGTGTTTCGGTCAATGGCGAAAGGCGGTGATCGCAAAGCTCTATCTGATGAGATTGAGGCCAGTTTCGGGAAGAGATTCGGCATCACCCGTCGACGAGCTGAGTTCATTGCGAAAGACCAGACACGGAAAGCAACCAGTGCGTTATCTGCGGCAAGGCAGCAGGCAGCAGGGATCCGAGAAGGTGAGTGGGTACACAGTGGTGGAGGTAATCAGCCGCGGCACAGCCATGTGAAGGCTGGTAAAGAGAGAAAGCGCTTCGATCTTTCCAAAGGTTGCCTGATTGATGGCGAGTACATCATGCCCGGGCAACTACCTCATTGCGGGTGCACGTGGAAGCCTGTGTTACCATTCTGACTTCGTGAAAAGGGGGGAAGATGATTATTGAGCTAGAAAATCATGAGGTTGCCACGTTAAGAGTTGCACTCGCACACTTTAGTGGTTATCTGGAAGAGGAAGGCCTTGGAGATGATGAACACGGTAAAGAGATGGTTAGGCTTTATCAAATAAACACAAACTCCATACTAAAGAAAATAACTAACAACTAGGTCACTTCGGTGGCCTTTTTTATTACCTGAAGAAAGGTAAAAACATGAAAGATGTGAAGTTTGCCTTTGATAAGGCGAGCGTGCGCACCTATGACGCAGACGGGAAGCTTCACGTTGAGCTTACACCCATCAGTAAAGCCAACATCTGTGTCTACTACGGGAAAGAGATCCCTTGCTGGGAAGAGCTAGGCCTCATTCCGGATAAAGCATATCGACTCCTGCGTGACCCTGAAGAGTTGCGCAAGGCGGCAAGCTCATTCAATAACCAACCGCTGCTTAATACTCACATCGCTGTATCGGTTCTTGCCCCTCCGAAAGAGGCAATTATTGGCTCTACTGGTGAAAGTGCAGAGTTCGACGGCACCTACCTGAAAAACTCACTCGTCATCTGGGATGTGAATTCCATTATCGGTGTCGAGAACAAGCAGCAGCGTGAAATCTCATCTTCATACCGTTACCGGCTCGATATGACGCCTGGCGAGTACGAGGGCGAACCATACGATGGCGTTATGCGTGACATCGTTTGTAACCACGTGGCAATCGTGCCAAGTGGCCGGGCTGGCCCGGATGTATTTGTTTATGACTCATTACCTACAGGACTCAAGCTGATGTCAAAAATCCAAAAACTGATGGCGCTGTTTAAGCCTCACCTGGCTAACGATGCCGACCCTGAAGAGATGGAAAAAAAGGTCGGGGAAATCATCAAAGATGAAGACGATGACGGCAAGAAAAATAAAGTAGCCGAAGACGAACTCACCGAGGAAGAGAAGAAAAAACTCGCCGAGGATGAGGAGCAGGCCGAGAAAGATAAGTTGGCGAAGGATGAGGACGATAAGAACGAAAAAGAGAAGATGGCAAATGACAGTAAATTAGCCATGGACTCAGCTATTAAAGGCGTAGAACAGCGTTTTGCCGCACTTCGCCAGGCTGAGCGTGATGTTCGGCCGGTGGTTGGCGAGTTGGCTTGCGATACTGCTGAAGAGGTCTACCGCACCGCTCTCAAACAGATGGGATGTGCAGATCATGCATCGCTACCATCTGCCGCACTTCAGTCCGTTTTTAAAGCCTATTCCCGTCCGGCAATGGCTAACGACTCCACCTCCATCAACCACAGCTCACGCGAAGCCGTGAAAGCCTACTTCGAGGGGAAATAATATGTCTTTTCAAAAGAGCGTAAGCCTTTATTCAGGTGTGGGTCAGGCAGGCCAACCAGCATCGAATAGCCCAATCATCGCAGCAGCAGGTGGTCCCGGCGCATACCAGGCAGGGACGAGTGGTCTGATCATGGCTCGCTTTGCCTGGCGCAACTCGACCAATCCACTGAAATTGGACAATACCGGTACAGGCAATCCGGTCGGCTACGTGATGAACAATGCCAATGCAACGATTGGTTATCTCCAGAGCAACAGCATGACCATTCCTGCCGGGCGCGAAGCTTCTCCGGTTGTTGGCGGTGACTTCTGGGCTATCTCAACCACAGTGGCAACCGTTGGTCAGAAAGTGTTTGCGGTTCTGGCAACTGGATTGCTGGCAACCGGTGCTGCGGGCGCAACTATCTCCGGTGCCGTTGAAACCGACTGGTCTGTCGCAAGCCCAGCAGCTATCGGTGATTTACTGATTATCTCTACATGGAGCAAAGCATAATGCCTCAACTGACTCAGGCTGATTTCGCGGCCTTTAAAGCGGAAGCTGAATCGCGCGGCATTTCCCTGCCACCAACTGTAACCCGTTTTGCAATGGATGCTGACGCTCAACCTGGCATGGCTCCTAACGGTGGCATCCCTGCAATTGTATCCACCTTCATCGATCCTGAAATTGTGCGCACCATCTTCGCCAAACAGAAAGCAGTCGACATTCTGGGCGAGAAGAAAAAGGGTTCATGGGCTTTGGACACCATGATGATCCAGCGTATCGAGCAATCTGGTGATGTCGCTGGATATGACGATTACAGCGAGCAAGGTGGTAACCAGGTTACATCCCATTGGGAGAACCGTCAGGTATATCGCTATCAGACGATGGTCACCTATGGTGAGCTGGAGCAAGAGCGTTATGGTCTTGCGATGCTGCCATATGTTGCAGAAAAACAACGAGCGGCGGCGTGGACTCTCAACCAGGCACAGAATAAGTTCTACTTCTATGGTGTAGACGGGCTGCTTAATTTCGGCATCCTCAATGACCCAGACCTGCCAGCGCCAATCACCCCGATTACCGTAGATGGTGCAACGCTGTGGTCAGCAAAGCAGGTCGTCGATATTTACAACGATATTCTGGCGTTGTATCAGGATCTAATTACCCGCACTAACGGTGCAATTGGTGATGGTATCGATATGGCCTCTCCACTGGTTCTGGGTATGAGCCCTAACGCATCTGTCTGGTTCAAGCGTGCTAACGAAGTGTTCGGCAACACAGTCGAAAAGATGGTTAAAGACACTTTCCCGAATCTGCGAATCGAAATCGCTCCACAGTACGACACGGATGCAGGTGAACTGGTGCAGATGTTTGCTGAAAATGCCCAAGGTCAGGATGTGGGTTACTGCGCATATAGCGAGAAGCTTCGTGCGCATCCGGTTGTTACCATGACCTCAAGCTGGAAGCAAAAGCACTCCGGCACTACTTACGGCGCGGTGATTACCCAGCCTGGTCTCTTTGCGCAAATGCTGGGAGTGTAAGTGATGGCTAAATCCTCAACATACGTAATCGGCTGCAAACTTCCGAATGGTCTGTCATTCCGTCACGGTGATCAGAAGATCATCCTGGCGGGTGCCAACTCCTCTCTGCTGGTTAATGGGTTTGGTATGACCCGCGATGTGTCTGCTGAGGCGTGGGAGGCATTCGAGAAGAACCACAAAGACTCAAAGTTCATCAAAAATGGCATTGTGTTCGCCGTATCTGATGAAAAGTCTCTGCAAGATGCAACTCTTGAGCGGTCAAAACAGAAGACTGGTCTTGAGCAGGCAAGCAAAGAAACTGCCGGTGTGACGGAAGACAAAGAGGAATAAACCATGGCGATCGTGGTGCTTGATATAGCAAAGTTCCGCGCCATGTTCCCCGAATTTTCCAACGTATCAAATGAGCTTCTTCCATTCCTGTTTAACCAGGCCACCGATTACCTGAACAACTCCGATTTTTCACTGGTTGATGACGTCATTAAGCGTGAGCGATTGCTCTACTTGCTAATGGCTCATTTGGCATACGTGCGATATGGGGATGTCAATGGTAACGGTGGCTCGGGAATGGTTGGTCGCATATCTTCAGCCTCAGAAGGTAGCGTATCGGTTTCATCTGATATCGGGCCGGTGGAGTTTCGTTACGCCTGGTATACACAGAGTCCATATGGCATGGACTACTGGCAGGCTACGAAAGTCTATCGCATGGCTAACTACTATCCGGGGTGTTGACTATGGCTGACCTGATTATGGACTTCCTGAATAACGTTGCATCCGAGCTTGATTCCAAGCAGGTAAAAGTTGGGTTCATTGATGGGGCAACTTACCCTGATGGAACTTCTGTGGCGCAGGTGGCGGCATGGAATGAATACGGGCAGCCAGAAAATAACCAGCCCCCAAGACCATTTTTCCGCAATGCTGTCTCTGAACACGAGAGCGAGTGGTCTGATGCTGTGGCTAAAGGGATGCGAGCTGGAGTCCCAGTCGAGCATGTTCTTGAGTTTGTAGGGGCGACAATAGCCAATGACGTTTATAAGTCGATAAAAGCGATTGATACCCCAACACTTAGCGCAGCCACTATTGCAGCCAGAAGATCTCGCGGCAATAAGTCGATAAAACCATTGCAGGACACAAGGCTAATGATCGGCGACGTCAAGTATGAGGTGAGCGACATTGAATCTTCACAAGATAGCCAATAGCGCCATTCGCCGCGTTAACCCAAATATCTCTTCAGTTCTGAAGAAATACGCCGGTGAAGTCATTGGGCCTGGCCGAAATCCGCAACCCTCATACCTTCCCGATCAGGATGTCATCATCCAGTTGCAGCCCCTCAGCAAGGGGGAAATGCAGCATGTGGATGGGCTGAACGTTCAGGGGCTGGTCAAGTCGATTTATGTGAATGGTAACTACTTCAGTGTCCAGCGAGAAAAGGAACAGGGCGGCGATATCTTCCAGATCAATGGCGAGACGTGGCTTGTAGTTGAGCCTATCGAGCTGTGGCCGGACTGGTGCCGCCTGCTGGTTAATCTACAGGTAAGCACATGAACGACTTTACGATTGATAGCATCATTGATGTGCTGGCTGATTACATCGAACCAATTGGCGGGACTTGCCGGCAGGCGCAGGCCAACAGGGTGCCGATGCCAAAAGGACAGTTCTGCATCCTGACCCCCTTGCGATTCACCCGGTTATCCACGACGAGAGACATTAAGCAAGATACCGGCTCTCCGGCTACCAGTGCGATGGGCTACACCGAGGTTCGCCAGGCTGATATTCAGGTAGATATCTATGGTCAGGGGGCAGGGGATCGGGCTATAGCGCTTGAGACTGTTTTCACCTCCGGCCATGCCTACGACAAAATAAAAGCCATCGATTCAAGACTGGCTCCGCTTAACTCAACTGCTGCGATTCAGGCTCCGATGATAGATGCGGAAAGCCAGTGGCAGGAACGCTACACACTAACACTTTCTTTGCAGGCACATATTACCGTGTCGTTCCCGCAGGATTATTTCGACGACGCCGAAATTACCACTGAACAGGTAGATAAACGCCCATGAGCACAATCCCTTTATCCGTTGATTTTAATATCACGCCCAATGTCGTGACGCCTGCCGGTGATGCGGTGGACGCCAATGGCCTGATGCTGACCGACAATGAGCTAGTGCCGGTCGGCGCTGTTGTTAGTTATTTTTCCGCTGCTGATATCTCTGCATTGATGGGCAGTGATTCCAAGGAGTTCCTCGCCGGGCAGCAGTATTTTAACGGCTATGAAAACTCTTCCGTAATCCCTGGTGAATTGCTGATGTCGCGCATCGTGACTGAAGATGTTGCCGGGTATTTGCTGTCAGGAAATCTTAAAGGTGTGCCACTTGCCACGCTGAAAGCAATCCCGGCAGGAACCATCACACTAACCGTTGATGGCACATCAGTAACCAGTACCTCAATTGACCTGTCCACAGCGACGAGCTTCACGGACATTGCAAGCAAGCTTGAGGTCGGGATCGGCATCACTAAGGTTGAAGTAGAGTGGCTGTCGGTTGCTAATCGATTCATTATCCGCTCAATGACTACCGGTGATGACAGTGCGGTTTCATATGCTAACGCTGGTGCACTGGCTACCGGGTTGTTACTGACTGCGACCAGCGCGGCAACTGTTTCACTGGGCTCTGATGCTGTAACGCCGACTGAGACGATGAATAACATCATCAACACTAATCAGAACTGGATCTTATTCCAGGCGCTGATTGAGTTGACTGACACCGAGAGGACAGAGCTTTGCGCGTGGGCGAACGGCAGCAAGAACCGTTATGGTTACGTGGTTCACGACCCATCTGCAGCGCCTACCGTAGCGAACAACCCAGCATGCTTCGTGCAGTCAGTGGTTGTGGCTAATGGATATGAGAGTGTTTTCCCTGTGTACGGCTCTTATCTGTACGCGACGACGGCGCTGGCCTACGCGGCATCCATCAATTTTGCCCAAACAAATGGACGGATCTCGTTTAAATTCCGCGCCTTCCCGGGGCTGTCACCGAATGTGAGCGATCTGTCTACTGCCCAGGCGTTGAAATCCAATGGCTACAACTTCTACGGCTCGTACAGCCTGAATAAAACCATGAAGCAATACACATCGGATGGTGCCATTACCGGCAAGTTCGTGTGGCTCGACACCTTTATTGACCAGGTGTGGATCAACGCCAATCTGGTAAGCGCATATGCGGAACTGTTCACCAATAACCAGTCTTACCCGTTCAATCAAAATGGCTATGGTGCAGTTCAGGCGGCGACTATCGATGTTGCAAGCCAGGCGCTGACATTTGGTGCCATCCAGAAAGGAGTGGTGCTGGACAATGCGCAAATCCGCATCGTGAATAACACCGTTGGAAAGGACATTTCCGCAACGCTCTACTCGGAAGGCTGGTATCTATTCATCCCTACCCAGACCGGGGCCGCGCGACTTGAACGACAGTTGCAGGGCGCGATTTTTTACTGGGTTGACGGGGGGCTGATTCAGAGTATTGATATGAGTTCAACGGCTATTCTGTAATAAAAGGGCGGTTAAACCGCCCTGCCGTGATTTGGGTGGTATCCATATAAAATTTCTGCTTCGTGACGCGCCTTGGCTGCATCCTCAAGGGAATCAAAAAGGCCTAGTCTTTTTCGTTTTCCATCGATATTAATGCGGGCAGCCCACTTTCCTGCTTGCTTGTGAAAGCCAACACCGGGAATTCCGCTGCTGCTGTCTTTTCTAAGCTTGGAGTTTCTTTGGTTTTCACTTTTTGTCACTAGTCGCAAATTTTCAATGCGGTTGTCATCTCTTACGCCATTTATATGGTCGATTTCCATTTTATTTGGGATATCTCCATTAAACATAACCCATATGATTCTGTGGACGAAATACAAGCGTCCATAGGCCATGGTCTGAAGGTGTCCGCTGGTGTCTTTAGTTCCTGCAATATCACCAGGATTGACTCGTTGCCTTTTTACTTTCTGTATAAGATTACCATCACGGTAATCAAACATGCTGTTAAAAAACTCCATTGAATCATTCATATAGGCCTCTTTAATTAATTTGAAGAGAGCTGAATTATACCATAAAGAAGGAAGGGCTCATGCCTATCGACATAACTTCGGCTAACAGTAAGTTGCGCATCGTCGTGCCTTCTTACTACCCTGGCGGTTTTGATGTAGACGATTACTCAGCAGACAACATGTTTGAAACGGCTGCGCTGCAAAACAAAGAAGACATGATGTCTGCTGACGGGAAATACCACGCAGGCTTCATCTTCAACCCGACAGAGTTCACCATCAACCTGATGGCGACATCCAATGCCGGCAGTCTCCTTGATGACTGGCTGGCCGCTGAGCGAACGGCAATCTCTGCCTTTGCATGCAACGCCGTGTTGACCGTCCCAGCGCTGGGGGCGAAGTGGAACTTTGTGAATGGGGTTTTATATACGTGGACGCCTGCACCTCCGGGCCGACGAGTTTTACAGCCTCGCCCGGCAGTATTCCACTTTGAAACCGTTACACGGAGCGCTATCTGATGTCACGCAAAGAGATTCCATTCATCATCGAGGAAGACAATCGGGATAAGGGGAAGGAGTTCATCATCACCGAGATGTCGGCATGGGACGCTGACGAGCTGGCTCAGGACATTTTCCGGGCAATGGGTGAATCAAACTTTTCTGAAATCCCGGCCGATGTTATTGCGATGGGATGCGCAGGTCTTGCGACGGTTGGGTTGAGCGTGCTCTCTGCGTCATCCCCTGACGTAGCCCGGACTCTTCGCGATCGCCTTATGTCCACTGTGCAAATTGCCATAACGCATGAAGGGCAAAGGCAAGTCCGCAAAGTGAATGGCGGTATCGACTTTGAAGAGGTTTCAACCATTCGCCTCGTGATGGACAAAGTCTTTAAGGCCAACTTCGATTTTTTAACAATCGCCGAAGGGTAAAGTACCCGTTTCTTGAAGAGGAAACCCTTCCGGCGAAATTAGTTTCTCCCGTCAATATTTCCCAAACTATCAACGCCATCATCTGCGCTGGAAAAGCAACGTATATCGAATTGCAGGAGAAACTGTCCGTAAAGGATATGTACAACCTGCTGGAGATTATCTCTATTGAGAACTTTAACCAGCGTGTGTGGCATAAGCATCAGGAGCAGCGATGATCATCCAGGAACTGGCGTATAAGGTAACCATCAAGGCCGATGAGTTCCTGAATGGTAAAAAGAAAGTAGCGGATGGTGCCAGGGAGCTCGGTGATACAGTCACCAAAGAATGGGAGGCGATTGGCGACACAGCAAAGACCACAGGTGGGGAAATCGTCAAAACTGGCGATGAAATCCAGCGGTCGAATAAAAAAACAGGGCAGTCATTATCTGACGCTGGCTTTGACGCTAAGAAGTTCGGCACTGCGGCGGTATCGTCATTCCGTGGCGTTACTGCGGCGGCTGCCGGATTCCTTGGGGTTGGTGCTGGGTTATACGGTGTTAAGCAGTTATTCACCTCTACGGCAAACGAGATAGTCAGAGCCAGCCAGCAGGCTAAGTTCTTTGGCTCCGACGTAAACAAGATGTTCGGGGTGCAGCGCGGGTTTAAACAGGCCGGGCTGAATGGGGATGCGTTTATCTCTGCATCAGGCAATGCCCGCATGGCCCTGGCTAACATTGCAGACCCAACAGTGTTCGGTGGTCTTACCGGTGCAGCTCAAAACCTTATGGTGCTAGGCGCTCGCACCAGCCTGAACATTAATAACCTTGGTGACCCCAACAAGGCGCTTGGAGAGTTCACCAGCTACGGGAAGAAACACTCACAAGAGAACCTAATGCAGGTGATGTCTGCCGCCGGATTCGACCCCACTGATGCAGCCAAAATTAAATCTGGTGAGCTGAAGTCGCTTGTCGATTCCGAAACGAAGAAGTCGAACATCACCGCCGCACAAGTGAAGAAGCAGGAAGATCTGGTGGCAACGCTTGGCCAGCTTGATTCCCAATTCACACGACTGAAAACTGATTTAGCGACTGCCTTTGCACCTGATGTTGTTAACGGAATGAAAGCGTTTGGCTCATGGATTGAGAATAATCACGGCAACATTATCGCATTCTTTGATGCCGCTGGTAGTACCGCCAAGAGATTTACGGAGGCGGTAGGCGGCGCTGAAAATGCTCTCAAGCTTCTGGCAGCAGCCTATGTAGGTAGCAAGGTTACTGGTGGTGCGGTGCCTCCTTGGCTGGCTGGGCTTATCGCGTATGGCACCTACCTTCATAATGATCAGGAAAATATCAAAGACAGCGCCGAATCATCGCTGAGCTATACAAAGCGCAACATTGGCGACGCAATGCGTTCTATTGGTATTGATACCGAATATGGCCGCCCAGAAGGAACGGTATTGGGTGATAACATCCAATGGGACATTCCCGGCTCTACTGACACACTCCTCGATGCCATCAGGAAGGTAGAATCTAGTGATGGAAAAAATCTTTATAGTCCGAAGGGGGCTGTTGGCGAGTATCAAATTATGGCTGATACAGGCAGAGAGCTTGGATTGCGTATTGACTCGCAGGTAGACGAACGGCTTGACCCTGAAAAATCCAGAGCAGCATCCTCAAGTTATATCAGCAAGATGCTGAAGAAATACGATGGAAATCTTAATGATTCCCTCATGGCCTACAACTGGGGGCCTGGTAATGTTGATCAGTGGATAAAACAGGGAAGAGGTGATGGCTTTACTGACAAGGATGGAAACTGGAGGTCATTGCCAAAAGAGACCAGGGAGTACACCGGGAAGATTCGCAGTGCACTGGGCGGTGGTGGTGATGGATCTAGTGGTGCGCCTGATAATGTCGCTTACTACACAAAACAGCGTAGCTTGACCGAAAGCAGGCCATATCAACTGTCTTCAAGTGGTGGCAGCCCCAAGGTAACAAACAGCACCCACATCGGTACTGTTAACGTTACTAGCAACCCGCAAACTGTAGACGCTCTGACAAAGAGTGTAAATCAACAAGCACAAAGAAGTTCAACGAATGCCGCAGTTTCTAGCTCTGTCAGTGGGTGACATTTTTGTTTTTTGTTCCATTCAAAGCACGGAAATATTTTGTGGAGATCGATTGTGATGAACTTACTGGGGTATACAGCTCATCAGCGATGCTGCCCGAGAGTTTCTGCCTAAGCACCAACCAATACATATCGAGTTCATCCTCATTTTTAGCCTCTCTTGCGGCAGGTAAGCCTCCCAAACACAAGGAGTCAACAAACTGACGCAATTGAGTTTCGGTAATTCCTCTTGCTTCACCCCAGGCACCAAGATCATTTATTGTCGCATTAGACAACTCAGTGCATGACTCTACGGCCTCGCTGTGCGCACGGGTACTCTCTTTGCTATCAGCAGCATGTGCTTGAGATATGATTGCAATGCCCATCAGAGACAACGAAAGGAAAGAGAGCGCCGCCTTAGTTTTCATATTGATATCCTTATTTGGTTTCCCTGATTCTAACCATTAACCGCTGCAAATTCATGCAACATCGCTTACTGAGGTTGGCTTTTTGTTCACGTAAGTTCACGCAAGTTCACGCAAGTTCACGGAGGCTCACTCCGGTTCACCTTGCTCAAATATGAGTAATAGTATTAAACTGCTATTAACAACATCATGTTGTACCTAACCAAGAATCACAATCTTTGGTTTTGTGTCATAGGTGCTCCTGCATCACTAGGAGAACGTTATGCATACTATTCAAGTAGATAAAAATAAAATGCCATTTTTCGATACCTTCAAAACAGCTACGGTAGTTGGCTTGCTTATGCAGCAAGTATCGTCCGTGCCTTGTCATGAAGGAAATCAGATCCCTAGCAACCCGTATAGCTATCATCTGAGCAATGAGACAACTAGCCAGATACGGGGGCTTATGATGGGTGAGTCTGTGGGATTCATCAAAGAACTGACTGCGACCCTAAATCAGGCGTACTCCGTGTTGCTGAGCTCTAATGAATCAAACCAGGAATCTTTCATCAAGAAACTGGACCCAGTTCAAACCGACCTTATCGAGCTTCAGCTTCGTGGTCTTGAAGGGGCTATTAAGAACGTTTATACGAAGTGCTCTGGCGAACAAAGCGAATTGGTCAAACCGGCTTTGATTGCAACGGCTCAAGCCAGGGCGGCTGCCGCTAAGTTAAATTATCTGATTAGTCAGATGATCACTCATGTCGATACTTTTGAAAGTAACATCGACATGGAAGGCCTCAGGGCTCTTGCAAAACACGGAACGAACGTCTTCGCATCCGGTAAATTTCACTGAGGTAAAAATTGCACATCACTGTGGATTATAATCGCGATAGTTATGATTACTATCTATCTCCAGTCTTCGTGCAGTTTCCTTCGCTGGAAAAGACGCTTCTGGAAGATTTTAAGTTGTATAAGGCGACAGGTAAGCTACCCGACTACTTTGGTCGAGATACTGCTTATGACAGACCTGATGACATACAAGACTCAGGGTTGTGGCATATTCACCTGTCTTTGGGGAATGACAAATTCGAGGTTAATCCCAAGTCCGGAACTGCAACTGACCAGAAGACAATGCAGTGGAACCGAACATCTGATACTGCTCTTGTGTACGCAAAGGGGTTGCTTGATGAAAACAGCTATTCGTTGATTGCTGTCTTTACGCCACCTGCGCATGCCAAGGCGAATAACGACGACAGAATGAGAATACTGGCCGGTTACGCCCGAAGTTTTTCATCATCAATCTAAACCCGCTTCGGCGGGTTTTTGCTTTCTGGCCCACTACGGTGGGCTTTTTTAACCTAATGCGGAATCTTGAAGTCGTTCTGCTGATGGAAGTTGCACTTCATACGAAATCGCAGGTATTAGCATGGGAGTGTTCCCTTCTTCATCTTCATAGCTAGTGAGGTTTTCAGGAGGGTATCTGTTATCTATTGGCTGAAGAATTGTCCCTGAATACCCAGCAAATAGCTGTCTGAACATCGTTTTTCCGTCGAGCGTTAACACTAGAACAAAATCCTGATCCTCAGCATCCATGCAAGGATCGAAGAAAACTAAGCATTTTCTAGGGAATCCATAGCCAAATTGATCTGATGAAGCCATTGCAGGGTCATCAATAACCAAGGCGAAACCAAGGTTACTTAGCGGTAATGAGGTTGTATGAAGTTTTTCGATGAGATTCTTTTTCTCGCCGGTGTCGTAAAGCCATGCACTTACATTTTCAGAAGAGATAATTGGTATTTGTCTGGCAGGGGCAGAAGATGGGCTTCTTCGTATGTCCGGCTCTTGGCCATCACCAGCAGCTAGCCACTCTTCACTAACATTCAATGCCTCAGCTAATTTGATGAGAACCTTCATTCTTGGTTTTGATTCGCCAATTTCATACGCGGCAACCATCCTTTGAACGACCCCGATTTTTGATGCTAATTCTGATTGCGTCAAGCCTAAACGCGCACGGCAAGATGCAACTCTATGTGGGAAGTTATCGTCAAACTGCATGTGAACATCCGTAAAACTCTAAAAAACTCTCAAAGCATATTGCAAATGAATCATGATGCAGTATTATGCAGTTGAGGTTTAATTAATAGGTGCTTATATGATGAATAAAGAAGTTAAAACTATCAACCCAATTCAATTGCGACTCCCTGCTGAGGATAAGTCTTGGATTTCCAATTCTGCTGAGAAAACACTTCGCACCATACACAGTGAAATTTTGTATCGCCTGAAACTGCTACGCGAACTAGAGGAGAAGGGCGTTGTTACCATTCAGTAAATACGACGAAGCCCCAACTGCGAGAACAGTTGAGGCCTCTAATTTGCCGGTTAACCTTTGCGAGAAAACCAACATGAATAGTGTACAGAACAACGCATTAACTTTCCACAATGTAACGTTTAACCCAATAGTGGCTGATCAGCAGGTTTGGCTGACTTCTGCCGAGTTAGCGAAGGCATTGAAATACTCCAGCACCAAGTCAATTAGCACACTCTTTTCTCGTAATGCTGACGAGTTTACACCGGCAATGACTCAGGTCATCGAAATGATGACCTCAGGGAATTACCGGAAAAAAGTCCGAGTGTTTAGCATTCGCGGTGCTCACTTAGTGGCGATGTTTTCAACAACTCCTGTTGCAAAAGAATTTCGGCGCTGGGCATTGGATGTGATGGATAAAGAGGTGGGTACCTCTCCCATCAAGCGTCGCGCTAACTTCAACTTTCCGATTGAAACGGCTGACCCACATGATCGCAAGTTTGGTAATGCATGGATGACACCTCGCGTGATTCTCGACGAAAAGAATCGCGCTCCAGAACTGGAGTTACTTGCTCAGCTGGAGAAGGAAGGATACGACGTCACTGGCGCGAGAATCCGCATCCACGCTATGTACGGTATAACCAAGCAGCTTGTTGAAATGCAAAAGGAGTTATCACTGGCGAAGAGGTTAATGAGCAGCCTGAATGACGTGATCACCAATCAGACTCATGAGCGTGGAGCGAACATTAGCTTCACAGGAAATAATAAGGGCATTGCTTACGGAGGGTTACCAAAACGAAAACTCAACTGAATTTTGCAAAGATGCAAAAAGAAAAACCGCCAGTGGACGCTGGCGGCTTACGTTAACTGATGACTGGAGATTCGAATGCAACAATCAACATCAACTGTTGTAAATGTAGCAAATGCAATGCCGATTGTCGATCCTGATACTTTCCCAGTAATTGAATGGAAAGGTGTTCGCGTCGTTACTACCGAGTCGCTGGCAAAAGGTTATGGTTGTGAAGAAAAAAGTATTCGCATGAATCTTTCAAGAAACCTTGAACGCTTTGAAGATGGAAAACATTACTTTTTGATCACAGGCGAAGAGCTAAAGAACTTTAAGAACAGAGTAACTATCAGTGGCTCTGTTGGTAAAAACGCACGTTCACTTACGCTATGGACAGAGAAGGGCGCGGCCCGAATGTCGAAGATTGTCGATACTGACGAGGCTTGGGGATTCTTCGAACGCCTGGAAGATTCATATTTTCACCCACGCGCATCTTCTCTTCCTCAAACCTATGAGCAGGCTCTAGAAGATTTGCTGACTAAGGTGAAAGAGAATCGCTTGATCGCAGAGCAGCGTGATCATGCGGTACGCACGAAAGCGTGGATTGGTGAAAAGCGCGAAGCTACTGCGATGGCGACAGCCTCTGCTGAGAAGCGAAAGGCTAATGCTTTGGCTGAAAAATTGGGTGAGTGCAGTAAGTTCGCAACCATCAAAGCGGTTGAGCGTGAGACTGGAATTAAGCATAGCCCTTACCCAATGCGCAGATGGTGCAAAGAGCATGGTTTTGCTGGTAAGGATGTTCCAGATGAAAACTACGGAACTGTGAAGGCTTGGCCTGCTGAGGCATGGAAAGCCGTGAATAATGTGGTATTGCGCAAGCTGTTTTAATTAGATCAATCGTGAGTGCATCCAGATTTGGATATACCCCCGAGACATTATACAACCCGCTTCGGCGGGTTTTTCATGGGTGAAACATGAGCATTATCGACCTCAACACGGCAGACATATTCAACGCCATTGGTGGCGGCTCTCCGCTATCAATCATTAACAGCGTACTCAGTCCATCCTATGTAATCCGCTATAACGGTACAGGCTATGTTGCACTGGAGTTTAGTGGAATGGCGTCTATCCAGCCGAGTGGCCGGGCGCAAATAACCAATGCTCCAATTGAGAATGGGCAGTATCAGTCAATAAACAAAGTGAAAGATCCATCCCGAGTGCGATGCTCAATCATTATCAGTGGGCTCACTGGATTTTCTGGCAACCTACCAAATATTTTTGACCTTACACTTACCAGTCAGTCTGAGGCATTACGAACTATTCAAGTAATGCTAAAGACAACCGGATTGTATGACATTGAGACCCCAAAAGAGACGCTTGTTAGCTATGACCTTGTAGATCACGCCTATGAAGTAAATCATCAAAAGGGTGTCACATTGCTGGTTGTTTACCTGGAATTTCAAGAGGTCATGCAGCAAGTTGATGTGATTCTTTCCGGGGCGCAATCAGAAAATAAACCAACGAACGATCAGGTAAGTCAGGGGGTAACCGGTACAGGAGCTACCTTGCAAAATGGCGGAGCATCGCCATCCACCATAGACGATCTTGGAAAATCATGTGCATCACTCAAAACAGCAGTGAGCGATGTTTCTGGAACGACACCAGGCGCTATCACCACTGGTTTTCAAAGCGCCATGGATACTGTTAAAAAGCCCGTTCTTGAAGTTACCGATAGCGTGACACAAAAATCTGCGGAACGTGTTCAAGAAATTAACGAGAACATCACCGGCCCAAGGAAGACATAGAAAATGTTAACTATCTCAATTGAGCCGAAAAAATCTCAGTCCATATCTGTGAGTCTTGCTGGTCAGCAGTGCGTAATACGCATGATTCAGCGTGAAAGTTTTATTTATATGGACTTGACGGTAAATGGTAACCCAATCATGCAGGGTGTCCCATGCCTCTATGGGAATAAAATGGTTGGTTATTCATATCTTGGGGTTAAAGGTGATCTTGTTTTCATTGATAGCGACGGCCAGCAAGACCCGCATTGGGATGGTCTTGGTAAACGTCATATTTTATATTACATAGAGGATAGTGAACTTGTATAAACAACATACACTCAGATTTGTATTCACAAATGAAACATCATCGTTTGATAAATCTGGAAATAATAAAATCTCCATTAGTAATATCAAATCCACCGTGTCACTAGGTTCTGTAGTCGGGAGAACTGGATCTACAGCAGATATTTGCCTTTATGGCCTTAGCCTCGAACGTATGGCTGATTTATCTGGTCGTGCTGATGGAGTGATTACAGGGGGGCAAAAACTAAGTGTTGAAATATTTGCAGATGAATCATTAGTTTTTTCTGGTGGAATGACTTCATCTTTTGCCAATATGAACGCTGCGCCTGAAAGCAGTCTGATGATATCAGCAACCGCCAATGCAGAATTGCAAAATATGCCAGTGAGTCCTTTTACGGCTCGAGGGGCTCAAAAACTCACTGACGTTATCAACTCCATCTGTTCCTCTGCTGGATATAAAGCTGTATTTAAAGGCATGGAAGGAATGACGACATCAGGAAGCCCTCACTTTGAAGGCAGCGTATTCGACCAGTTACACCAAGTGTGTTCAGGATATAGCCTTGCGATGTCTGTAACACCACCAAATAAGGTGGAGTTCTGGCCTTCATCAAAACAGCGTGATGATGTAATACCTTTTATATCCAAGGATTATGGTCTTATTGGTTATCCAGTGTTTTCTCAAGGAGGGTTAATGTTCCAGACGCAATATTCATCACTCCTGATTATTGGTCGATATATTGACATAAAAACAGAAATGCCATGGGCGAGCGGAAGATACAAATTATCAACAGTAAGTCATGAATTATCATCATGGATGCCAGATGGTTTATGGCATTCCATATGCACCGCCAGCAGAACCAGTGATGAAAGAGCAGAGGCTCAGAAAACAAATGGATGATAATTTATTTACCCCAACGAGTGCCCAGGTAAGTGAATCCGAGTCTCTGGAATATATTTTTGAAATGCTGATGTCTGGGCGCTTCTTTATTGAAATAGCAAAGGTTCAGGCGGTTAGAGGAGAAGCGCCAAACTTAGTGGTTGATGCTATTCCTCTGCTCTCAAGAACAGACCGCACCGGCGCGATGATTGCCAATTCGACACTGTACGATCTGCCTGTGTTCAGGCTGCAACGAGGTAACAGCGCAATAGTCATGAACCCTGTGGTTGGTGATATTGGGCTTATTGGTGTGTGCGATCGTGATACGTCTTTAATTCGAGCCAATCTGAAAGAGTCGGTGCCTGGCAGTAAAAGAAAGAACAGTAAATCAGATGCTATTTATTTTGGCGGCATACTCAATCAAATCCCGACTCAGTTCATCGAATTTGCAGACGGCGCGATAAACATCACCAGCCCCAACCCGGTAAACATCACCTGCACCAAGGCCAACGTTACCGCTCCTGACGGCGTGGAGATGACGACACCATTATTGAAAGTAAGCGGGAGCATTCAGGCTGGCGGGAACATCACGGACAATAGCGGGACGCAATCTGCTTCGCTTAAAACTCTTCGCGATAACTACGATGCGCACAAGCACCCTGTTACGGGTGTTCAGACTGGCGGCTCTACAGTCACATCCAACGCAACGGACAAACCGGTATGACCTACAGAACCATGCAATTAGATACATCAACATGGGATCTAACGCTGGATGGTAACGGGAGTATTGCCATCGCTGATGAGTCCTATTCCGTAGCACAGGACGTGGCGAGCGCCTGCCTGGTCTTCTTTGGTGAGTGCTATTACGACAACACTCTTGGCATTCCATGGAAAACAGATGTTTTAGGTAAGCGGCCAACGCCAAGCTATGTGGCGCAGAAGCTGCAAACAGAAGCCAAAAAACTTCCCATTGTTGACCAGGCTATCGCGAACGTCTTTTTCGATAAAAACACTCGGCGCATGCGCGGGACTATCCGCGTCACTGACGTAAACGGGAATGTAGCGCAGGCAAATTTATGACGACACTAACGACCGCTGTTCCGGATGTCACAATCACGGAGAATGGCCTTCTTATCCCCGATGTTTCCGACATCCTTTCTGGCCGACTCACTGACATGAGCACTGCGCTGGGTGGTGGTGCCAGTCAGTCATTAAGTTCACCACAGGGCCAAATCGCGCAGTCAGACACTGAAATTATTGCCCAGGTAAATGACAAACTGCTCTGCCTGTTCAACCAGATGAACCCTGATTTCTCAACAGGAAGGTTTCAGGACGGAATAGGGCGCATCTACTTTCAGGAGCGGATCTCCGCGCAAGGTACGGTGGTCACAGCAACATGCATTGGCAAGGTTGGAACCACTATTCCGGCTGGTAGCACCGCGGTAGACGAGAATGGGTACATCTATCAAACCATTGATAATGCCGTTATACCCGCGACGGGCTCCATTGATGTGCAGTTCGTCAACACCACGACTGGCCCAATCGCCTGCGGTGCCGGAGCACTTAACCAAATTTATCGCTCTGTACCGGGATGGGATGCGGTTACAAACACAAGCCCCGGTGTTGTTGGCGTCGATGTTGAGTCGAGAATTGCATTTGAAACCCGGCGCAAACAATCTGTGGCCCGAAACAGTCGAAATCAGGACGCCTCAACGCTGGCTGCCATTCTTGCTACGGATGGGGTGCTGGATGCGTATGTATGGTCTAACCGGACGGCGGTCACCGTCAATAAAGGAGCGACTAATTACCCTGTACTCGGCCATTCATTATTCATCTGCGTGTATGGCGGGGCTGATGCTGATGTCGCTGAGTCAATTTTCCAGACTTACAACCCTGGCGCAAACATGAATGGGACAACGCATTACACCATTTATGACAACATTAACTACATGGCCCCGTATCCTGAATATGATATGCAATGGTTAAAGGCCACTCCGACACGGGTCTACTTTAAAGTTGAATTAGATAGCTCCCTAAATCCACCGAGCGACATTACAGCTCAGGTTAAAAATATGATTGTAACCGTATTTAATGGCGGGTATGAGGGGATCGGGAAGGCGAGAATAGGAGCAACAATTAACGCTGGTAAATATTATGCGCCTGTTATTTCTATTTCGCCAGATTCAGTAGGAATACTTTCCCTTGAAGTTTCACTGGATGGTTCAACTTTTGGTCCAGCGGTGACAATGGGAATAGACCAGGTTCCCACAATTCAGGAATCAGATATTAATGTAACATTAACGTAAGGGGTGAGGCATGTGGCAAGACACCGTTCTTACCCAGTACTCTGCCAGTCAAAAACTTCTATCCATAATTAGCACCTTTGATCAGGCTACCAGTCTTGATGATTTTACGGATGAGTTTATCACCAGAGTGTGGGATTTAACGACTTGTGAGACTTACGGTCTTGATGTGTGGGGAAAGATAGTAAATATTAGCCGGTATATCATTGCGCCTATTGAAAGTACTTCTTTTGGTTTTGGTGAGGCTGATGATGCAAATCCTGATTACCCGACGCCATTCAATGAATCTCCATTCTTTGGCGGCGTTCAAGAGACAACAAACGTAAGACTTGGCGATGATGCATATCGAACGTTAATATTATGTAAGGCATTTACAAACATTAGCATTGCCACTATCCCGGAACTTAATAAGTTTCTAAAGATACTCTTCTATGAAAGAGGGCGGGCTTATTGCGTAAATTATCGAGATATGACGATGGGGATAACATTCGAGTTTGAACTGGCTCCATATGAAGAGTCAATCATGACTAACTATGATGTTGTTCCCATCCCCAGTGGTGTGCTTATTAATATCAATCAGATCGTGAGTCCGTATTTTGGATTCGCTTCAGATGCATATCCATTTAATGATGGAACATTTTACAGAGAATAAATATGAATCGTACTGATGCACCTGTAAAGCAATCAACTCCGTTCGCTGTTAATGGTCAGCGTGAGCCAATTTTGCCAACCACTCCAGCTGGAGATAATACAGCATCCTATGCTGATGGCTTCCCGCCAATTACCATGATCCTGAAATCTGCCGGTGGGTTACCTCCGAAAGGTCAGGATATGAATCAGATTTTATTTGAGCTTTCAGCGCTTGCGCGATGGGCCAGTTCAGGCGCAACAAATGCCTGGGATGCTGCATTTTCAACTGCTATTGGCGGCTATCCGATGGGCGCAGTAGTGCTCGGAACCGATGGCACTACGCAATATAAGAACACTGTAGATTCAAACACCACAAATCCAAACACCAGTGGTGCCGGGTGGTTCAATGTAACAACCGGTTATCTCAAGACCGCAAGCAACCTCAGCGAAATTGCAGCAGCCGGATCTGCTGCTGTGGCGGAAGCTCTTGCAAACCTTGGACTGAAAACAGCAGCACAGCGCGACGTAGGTACCGGCACTAACCAGATACCTGATATGTCTGCGTTTCCGTTTTCCGTGAATATTAAAAACGGATGGACCAAGCTTCCAAATGGGCTAATCATCCAGTTCTATGCGTGGAATTTGAACAGCGGGTCTAACACATTAACTTTTCCAACAGCATTTCCGGCAGAGATGCTCGTTGATGTATCAATGGCTGGTACGCCTGGAGTAACGATTACAGGAGCCTCCGCTACCAGAACATCCCGCATCTATGATGCGACCGGAGCTACAGTCGGTTCATTTATCGCAATAGGACGATGATATGTTTTATTTTTCCGCATTTACGCTCGGTTTTTACCACGCGTCCTTAAAAGAAGATTACGAGCTTGCTGGTACATTCCCTGAAGATGTTGTGCAAGTATCAGATAAAATTGTAGATGGATTTATGCAGGCTCCGCCAGAAGGTAAGATGCTGGGCGCTGATAGCCAGGGTAATCCGGCATGGGTTGATGTTCCCCCACTAACGCCTGGAGAACTCGCTGCTATCGCCTCACGAAAAAAAATTGTTTTGCTGGATGAGGCATCGGAAATGATTGCGCCTCTGCGTGATGCAAGTGATGGAGGCTACATAGATGAGGCTGACAAACCAAAACTGGCGGCGTGGAAGAAATACCGTTACGAGCTGACGAAAGTAGATACTGCTAACCCGGTCTGGCCTGCGAAACCAGAATAGGAACGTTTAGTGTAAACCTCCTTGATCTACCTTCTGGTTAAAATATACTGTGATTATATACAGTATAAATCAGAGGGTATTATCATGGGATTCCCATCTCCAGCGCTCGACTTTGCAGAAAAACGCGTCAGTCTAGATGATCATTGCATCACCGTCCCGCATGCTACGTATCTTGTACGGGCTGCGGGTACGCACTGGCGCGCAGGAATCATGAGCGGTGCGTTACTGGTCGTCGACAGCAGCAAGACGCCATGTGATGGCTCGATAGTTGTTGGAACACTGCAGGGGGATTTCAGGGTATTGAGGTTCAGGAAGGTGCCGATCCCTCACCTGGAGGAAATCGACCATCCTGAAAAGAAATTCGCTCTTCTGGATGATCTTGAGGATGACGGGGTGTTCGGCGTGGTGACGTGGATACTAAACGATGCCAGGAGTGGTGAGTTCGACGATGTGCCGGTGATGTGATTGAGTTGCGCGGTGAAAATGGTGTGACATTTTTGTGCCAGGCGACGCGTGGCAAGGCAGGTATGACTCGAGGTGACTTTAGGCAGCATGTGACGTGTGAGCGCGGTCTGCTGCTGTAAGTTACTGTATTAAAGGTGGGTGTGTGAAATTATAAAAACAAATGTGTCCAAAAAGCTACGTTGCGCAAATAAAAAGGGGAGTTGCCTCCCCAGACGTTTATTGCAGCGACTTGATTGCCGCAATCAGGCGCTTCACACCTTCTTCAAGCTTAACTCGTGGGCAACCGGCATTCAGGCGCACAAAACCTTTGCCTTCTTCGCCGTAGGTATATCCCGGCATGATGGCGACTTTTTGCTGTTCGATCAGCACTTTTTGCAGCGCGTTGTCATCAATACCCAGCGGGCGAAAATCAATCCACGCCAGATAGGTTGATTCCGGTGGCTGCCAGTTCAGTTGCGCAAACTCACTGTTTAGCGCATCTGCCACATAGCGAAGATTGCTTTGCAGGTAAGCGCGCAGTTCATCCAGCCATGCAGCACCTTCCAGATAAGCCGCAATGTGGGCGATAACCGCCAGAATGGCAGGGGATGACAGTCCATCCTGGCCTTTCAGCACATTCAAATACTGCTGGCGTTCATGAGCATCGTTAATCAGGCCGTAGGCTCCGGTTAACGCAGGAATGTTGAAGCTCTTGGAACCGGAGGTGAACAGCGCCCACTGGCCTTTGCCTACTTCACACCATGGCGTGTGCAGGTTTCCTTCCCACACCATATCCATATGAATTTCATCACTGATAACCCGGACGCCGTGGCGTTCGCACAGCAAGGCCATGGTTTCCAGTTCGCTGTGTGTCCAGACTTTGCCGGTTGGGTTTTGCGGGCTGCACAGCAACATGATTTTGCATTCAGGTTTGGCCAGTTGCGCCTCGAGTGCTGTCATATCGCACATCCAGCCGCCATCGGTTTTATGCAACGGTGCGCTAAAGACCTCGCGCTGGTTGCCTTCGATGGCTTTGTAAAACGCATCATAAGCCGGAGTATGGATCAGTACCGCGTCACCTGGTGCTGACCACTGGCGAATCAGCTGTGAAACCATGTAGATAACAGAAGGGCCGTAAACCACCGCTTCTTTATCTATCACGCTGTTAAAACGAGCTTGATACCAGTGGGCAATCGCGCCAAGAAACTCGTCATTCTTCCAGCGGCTATAACCCAATACACCGTGAGATAAACGCTTTTGTAATGCGTCCAGAATGACCGGAGCGGTAGGGAAATCCATATCGGAGATGGTAAAGGGCAGGAGGTCTGCGGCACCAAAACGGTCTGCGACATAATCCCACTGGGTACACCAGGTTCCGTGACGGTCAACGGGGGTGGAAAAATCGAACAT